AAAACCTATATCAGTATCTAATAGTGTTGATCTAGGAGCAACCTCTATTTGCATACCAGCATCAATACACTTAGATAACCAAAACTCAGTACATGATCTACCAGCTTCTGCAAAATGCATATTGCTTCTGTAAGTAAAATCAATACCAAAAAGATATATTTTACTAACTTTACTCCATAAAGCATAAGCTATTGTGTATGGAATAGTGTTATTAAAATAAGAACAGCCTAAATCACCTACAATAGATTCTATTGGATATTCTACTGCGGTAGGAACTCTACTATCTAATTCACAAGTATAAATAGGAAACTCGCACTGAGGTAAATGTTTACGCATCATTGGAGTCATTGTTCCAGCATCTTCAGTATCTAAAAACCTACTCATAGGGTCTAAAATAAAAGCTCTATCTATTCTAGGTAAAACACCTATCATTGCATTAATTGCCCATACCTCATCAAATTCTACGCTGTGCGTTTGTGCAAGATGAAAGTCTATTTGACTTTGACCCATAGCAACTATTGCAACACCCTTACCTTCTAATTTTTTTATAGGTTTTTCGTTAGGCATTTATTTTGCGTTGTCCATCTCTGTAAGCATCTTTACGATTATATCCATCTGATTCTAAAGTAAGCCTACCTAATGCTTCTTGAAATCTTTTTTCGTAATTTACAAGAATATCTGGCTCACCTTTCATAAAGGTATAGGCTTCACATAAACAAGCATAAAGCAATACTTCTGGTGCATTTGTTCCTAACCAACTTGTGCCATCAGCAGAAGCTGATATAGATTCAGGTATATAAAAATAATGTAGTTCTACTGTAAAACCTGAACTAGGTGTTGGACCGATAATAAATGTATCATCATCAAACTGTGCGTAATGTTTTGGCGTTCCTGTTGTAGCAGCTACAGGATATGCTTCTCGTATAAAACTAACATCTGTATTTAAAAGATAGCTATAATTACTATCGCTATCTAATACTGCTAAAGAATATGGGTATAAGTAATCACTAGGAGAAGATAAATATTGATTGCCAGAAGTTAAAGTTCCAGTAACATTTTTTCTAAAGTTTGGTAACTCAACAGATTTAATAATTCTTTGTTCTGCTTGAGTAATAATAGTTGCTAAATCAGCAACAAATGTTGATTCTGTATTTTGCGTATAATCTTGTATAGCTGATTTTAATGTTGTATATGTCCAACTCATGATGTGCTCACTGTTATTTTACCTATTTCACCTTTAATATCTAATCCCATTGTGCTTGAGCCAAACTCTGTAACTCCTCCACCAATAGGATCAAAAGCAAAATATGTTGTTGACTCTGTTTCTCCTGTATCTACTCTAGGATTATAAAGGCTTTGATTATCACTGGTATTTATTTCACCCAGTTTTAATTGTGGCTGATCTATATCAAAACATTCATTACATACACGCAAACCACTTCTTTTACTATCAATAATTTCATATCGCAAATCATTCAATTTATAAGAAAATCCACAACGATCACATATACCTAATGCTTTTTTACCTTGTGCGTACATTAGTATATTTTCCTAATAGTATAATTAAATGGATTAACAGAAGATTTAGTATACGCATTACCTTCTATATCTATGCCTCTTAAATAAGTATTATTAATTTTAATAATTTTTTTTAAATTAATAGTAAAAGAATTAGACATATTTCCTTCTTTATCATATTCAACAACTCTTATTTCATACTGTTCTTTAATAATTTTATAATAAAGCTGTAATAACTTTTTAAACATTATTGATAAAAACTTACATCTGGAACAAATCTAACTGGAGCTTTTTCTCTATCAGCTTCAGTCACCTCATCCCATAACTCTACATAACGCTGTCGTATCATAGGAACTCTTTGTTGAGATTCAGGTGATTTACAGGCTAAGTTATATGCTAAAGCATAAGTTAAACAAGGAAGGTATCTTGAGGGAACATCTGCATTATTAGTACCTACTGTACCAACATCTTCTATGCGTTTTACATAATCGTAAACAAGGGTATATGTTTGTGCTGAATCAGGAGTTGCCCAAAGAACTATTTTTACTGCATCATTATCTTTATCTACAAAAAATTGTGTGGGTTTTGATTGGGTAAGTTTTTTAGCTTGATGTGCATATTCTGTTCTAGAGATACGATTTAGTCTTTGATCAAACTGTTTAGTCGTATCTGCTGCATCGGTTCTTATAAAAACATCTACAATATCTAATGCACTTGAATCTACTGTATAACTACTTGTACCCGCAGTAAGAGTTGCTGAACCTTGTTCTATAGTCCATAAGTTAAGACCTTTGTTTTGCCATTCTAAAAATACAAGATTAAGTGCTCTTTTTGCACTTCTATAACTATAACCTGAACGAAGCTCTAAACCACAAAGATCATAAGCCTCTTCCATGATTTCACTTATATCTAGATTAAATGCTGTTGTTCCGCTTGTTGCCATTTAATTACCTTTATTTTTTACCAGCTTTTTGCAAAGCAATAGCTATAGCCTGTTTATGTGGTTTGCCTTCTTTTTTAAGCGTTTTTATATTATTGCTTATACATTTTCTAGACCTACCTACACTTAATGGCATTATTAAACACCAGGACCTTTTCCTCTTTTACCTCTTGGTAATACAGGGTCTGGATTTCGATCACGCCACCTTCTTATTTTATCAATACCTCCAGGAGTGCTAGGAGGTCTAGGAGGTCTACCACCAGTAGTAGGGTCTGTTCGACCACCAACCCACATTCCTTTAGTCATTCCACCACCAAACTTTTTTTGTACATATTCTTTGTACGATTCAGTTTTAGATTCTTTTCCAACTTCTGTTACGCCTGTATTCTTATAAGGAGTAGCTTTTTTTCTAGTAGAAGAATTTTTATTTCTCCACATTCCTGCATTTTTTCTTGGCATATTGTTACCTTTTAAATTAAATAGTTATAGTACCCTGTATAAGGGTACTATAAACAAAGTGAGTTACGCTACTTTTTAGTAGCAGTTTTTTTTGGTCTACCTCTTTTAGCTGGAGCTTTCTTAGGTGTTTCCTTTTTTGACTCTGCTGCTTTTTTTACAGCCTTTTTAACAGGTTGTAATTCTGCAACTTTTCGTTGAGCATCTTCAAGATCAGGATCAGGACCAAAAATTGGTTTCCATATTCCATCTTCACCTTCTTGAAGAACTTTATATTGAGGTGGAAATTCACCAGTTTCTGAAATAATAAATTTCATAATATCTCCGATTAATCAGAATATACTTTAACCATTTCTAAAACAATAGAATAAGTATCTCCTGAACTGTGACCTATAGTGGTAAACAGAATATCTCCATTCTTACCACTCCCTGCATTATTTGGAAGTCCACCAAAATCTTGAAAGTCCATATGTCCATTACTACTTTCAGCTAATTCCATAAGTAGAACATTGCTTGTAGCATTAAGAAACATTTGAACACTCATACCAACAATAGCATGACTTATTCGCATCACTCTAACTTCTGAACATGAAATACCTTCAGAGTTAGTAGCTAAAGCAGATACATCTACTTTAGCTACTGCGGATTCGCCAGTACCATCGCTGACATTGGTAAACTTCATAATACAGTTTCTTTCACCATCTTGGATGGTTTGTGAAGTTACTGCATCAGCCATAATTTACTCCTTTAACCTAGATTTATATTAACTAAAGAATACTCTGTAGTTGCTGAAACAGCCATTACATCGCCAACTTCTTGCAATACATTATCTGTTGCTGGAGCTACACCACCTGCTGTACCACCTGAACGAACTGCTGCATTACCTACAACTAAAGTTCCTACAGTTAATAGTGCTGCTGGTCCTTTTATAACTGCCCAACCAAAATAGTCTGCTGTCATATCAACAACAGTTGCACCCATCAAAGCACCTGTTTCTGCTGCTGGAGCAACAATTAGGTTAGTATTTGGGTCCTCTATTAGAGATAGCTGTGAGCTAGTTGTTAAAGCAGTCTTTAAATCGTCATAACAAGTAATCTCAACAGAAGGGTCGGCTGAATGATCATGAGCAGGATTAGATTTAACTCTAAGACATTGCCCTTCGCCATTCACATCATTTACCCAAAGATAACCACCTGCATATTGATTAAGCGTTAAGTCAGTACCACCTGTTTCAACAGATATTACAGTTTCACCTGCATCCACTGCTGCTGTTGCTGTCATGTTTGCATGATCAGAAACAACTGCTGCGTGTTGTAATAACTTACCTGCTGTTACTCCTGTGCCACCTATTTCAACATAACGATAAACATTATTACCATAAATAAGTGTTGAACCTAATGGAAATAATTGTGTTGAGCTTTCGCTATAAGGATCAACAGTTCCATATTGGCTTCCGCCTTTACCTACAATTAAATCTGCAGGTCCATATCCTGTTGCTGCAACATATTGAATATGCCCGCCATCATCAGTAAAAATATTACCATCTGCATTAACTACTAAACCATTGGTAATTGCACCAGTAGTTGAATTAATATCAATAGTTTTAAAACCATTTTCGGACCTAACTGGTCCATTAAATGTTGTATTCGCCATATTTTCCTCCTAAAGGAAAAGAATCTATTGTCTTGGCAAGTCTGCTAGGGCAGTCAATAGATAAATTAAAAAAATTCCCTAGAATAAAAAAAGGGGGAACATAAGCTCCCCCTTAAATGTTCTTACGAACTACCTGGTGAACCAAAGATACCAAGTGGATCAGATACTCCAAAGGAATATCTTTCTCTAGCTTTGTATCTAACATTACCAGTTTCAAAATCACCATCCATAGATGTTGTCATAGGTGCTCTGACAAAATGCTTCATGCCATCTGGAACATCAGTAGTAATAAAGAAAGCATTAGTATCAGTTAAATAATGATTAACTGAATAACCTTCTGGAATTACTCCATTAGTTTTGATAGCGTTGATGTCATTGTCAGCAGTGCCAACTCTATAGTCACTCTGTAAAAGTCTAGTAGCAACAAACTGAAGATCAGTAGGTACTATTAGTTTTTTAGTTCGTGAAGCAATTTTAAGACCTCTTTCATCAGTCCATTTGCCAATTTGAATGATCGCATTTTCTAACGATGTTTCATTCAAGTCAGCTCCTGTAGAAGGTCTATTGCTGTTAGTTCCGCCACTTACAAGTGGGTGAGATGTGCTGAATAATGCAACACCATCACCTGAAGAGAAAGTAGTATCAAATCCATTATTTAATGGATAAGCTCCTTTCACTTGTTTTGTGTAAGCCATTGCACGAGCCAATGCTTTGGTATATCTAGCACTTAAAGAAACATATAGATTATCTTCCATAGCCTCTTCAGTAACTGCAAATCCCATTGCAATAGTTTCGTGTGTGTAACGAGCCACAAAAGATTCTTGAGCAGTGTCCCAACTAATGGTTGCTCCCTCATCTTTTACTGGTGCTGCACCGAATCCAGATAGTTTTAGTTCTTCCTCAAATGATCTCTCGGAATTTTCTGAAACATAAATTTCTTCGTGCTCGTTTTCGTAGTTACCATACTCTTCACCAAATAGGGCGTTAAGTCCAGGTAACAGTTGCTTGAGCTCATTAGCTCTTGATATAGCTGCCATTATTTACTCCTTAGCCTATGCCAGTGGTGTTGAGCATTTGATGCCCTACATTAAACATTACTAGCACATCAGTATAAGTATCACCTATAGCACTATCAGGACCATCGACAAAATCGATAATCTTTACAGGTAGTGTGTTGGTGGTAGCTGCTGTGCTCCCATCGACTGCGTTTTTACTATTTCCGATAGTTGTACTACCAGCAGTTTGCACGACTGCACAATTCTTGCCCAAGTCATCTTGACCAAGAGTTTCATCGCCTTGCATTTGCATGATAATAAAAGGATCGGTAGCAACATACGCAACAATATCATCCGCAGCAGTTGATGCTGGGAAATATTGATTTGGTGTGAATTGACTTGTGGTAGGGTCAGTGTAAGCACAACCAAGAAATACACCTATTGGTGTACAAGCTGTAGTACCAGTATCTTTTTGGATAGTGGTATTAGGATTATCATCACCCCATTTCACAAAATCGCCATAAAATATAGAAGTTCCATATGCATTTTTGATTTTATAATGGGTAATTTTTCCTTGGTAAGGGCTTCCAACAACAGTACCTACAGGTCTTGCTCCATATGGAGCGGCTGTAGTTGACATAATTGTCTCCTTGTTAAAATAAAATTACAAAAGATTCTAAGAATCTTTCCCAAAAGTTGTCCTCGATTTGCGTTCAAACACTTGTTTGGTCGCCATTCGATTATCTTGGTCTTTAAAATAAGCATTATCTACAGTTTCTGACTGAGATTGAGCTAAATCACTAAAGTGTTTATTTCTAGCATCTGCTCTTTCTTTCGGCATTTTGCATAATAATTGTCCGCCTATTTCAACATGACCTTTTTTTGCCCATTCTGAATTGTGATCCATCATATGTATTTGAAGCTCTGGATGATCTTCAAGTCGGACTGGTTGCCACCCTTCCCTCATTCTTCTAGAAACATTTGGATTGTCAGTTTGCCCTAAAAGAGCAGTTCTTACCCATCTAAATACCCATCCGTCTTGCGGATCAGGTTCTGGAAGATTACCTATATTATCCCAACTCATTGGTCTTGAGTCGATTTCTCGACTTTCTACACTCCTCGGAGTACGCACTTGTTCGTTATTATTTTCTTGCATTTCTGCTTCAGTTTCAGGAGAGTCAGCCTTAACTTCTTCTGATTGATTTTTAGTTTTTTCATCTGACATATTAAATCTCCTTTAATAATTGGTTTGCGTATTGCTCAGGACTAATTCCAAGTTGTCGTGCTAAACGAACTTGTGTCTGAGTCAAACGGATTTGCGAGGGTTTTTTATTTCCGCTATCCCTAGTGGCGGATGCAACAACTGTTGAAGGTTGTCGTTTTGGTGTATTAGTTTCGTGGACTACATCTGCAGTCTGTTCTACTTGAACACCAAAGAAACTTGGATATTCATTACGCATATATTTATCTACTTCTGCGTAATATTTTTGTGCATCTTCTTCAGGAAGTATTCCCTGATTGCGAAGTCTTTGATCAATGGTTAAAGCATATGAAGTCATTTCTTTATGTTCATCTACTGTGCTCATAAACCAAGGATTTTTAGCTGACCATGCTTTCATATCAGGGTCTAGCTCTTGTGTTTGTTCTACTGGTTGTTCTGCAGGTAATTTTTTTACAATTTCTGCTTGAACATTCTGTGCCATATTCATAGACTGCTGTTCTGCAAGAGTAGCTTTAGCTATCATCTCTTGTGCTTTAGTCATGGCATCAGCATCGCCTTCATCATAGGCTTTCTTAAATTCTACTTGAGCATTTTGTTTTGCCCACAAAGCATTGTTATGTGCTTGTTTATTTAGAACTTCTCCGCCTTGCTCAACCATAGCTTGAAGTCTTTTATTTTCAGACATCAAAGTTTGTAATCTTTGTACAGCTTCTTTAGATTCTCTTGTTGCTGCTTCTTTGGCTCTGCGTTCTTCGTGATACTCGTATTTGATTTTAGATATACGATCTGCAGCTCTTTTACTGTAGTCAGCTATTTCTTTGTCTACAGCATCGTCATCAACTTCTGCTGGTGCATCTTCAGCTCTAGGTTTTTTACCTTGGTCTTGTGCAGGAGTATCATCAACAATAGTAACTTCTAAGTTATCTGGAATTTTATTATCAATTTCAGTTTGTTTACCAAAGAATTGATCTTCTTTTGTTTGAACTACTGGTTCATCAAAATTAGGTTCTTCATTAATTATTTCTGTTTTACTCATGCTCTTACTACTCCTGTTGGATCATCGACTACTGCTTCCACAGTGTCATCATTAATTAAACGAAATTCTTGTCCATACATTTTCATGCGAGTTCCTGAGTAAGCACGAAATACAACCCAGTCACCTTGTTTGCACCAAGGTCCACTTGGAAATCTTTTAGGGTCGTTATAACATTCAGTTCCTAGTTTTAGAACATATCCACAAATATTACTTACTTCTTCATCTCTTACAGTAGTAGTTGCTTTGATAATACCGCCATCAGTCTTTTCATCAACTTTAGGCATCGCTATAAGAATCTTCCAACCTTTTGGTTCAGGCAGTTGACTCTTTATATCTTCATCTACAATCGGAGTGTCAACACTTTCAGGTTCTGGAATGTTTACTGCTTCTTTTTTACTCATATTTTTTGCACGACTTTAGGAGTCGAGTTTCCTATTGTTTGAGAACTCTTTCGATATAATCTAATAGTTCTCGTTCTGCAAGGGCAATTCCCTCGATAATGCCAACCATTTTTTGATAGTCAGGATAATTTTTACAAGTTCCTGTAGCAATATGATCAGCGTGTTCATTCATCATGCCACGATACTTTAACTTCAGATGTTCTGATAGTGATAGCTCAGTGATTTCATTTGACATACTAATCGCTATCTTTAATCATATCCTTAACTATGTCAACACCTGTTTTAAAATCTTTTATAGCATCTTTTTCTTTTTCTGCTTCTTTTGATAGCAAATCACTAGCAACTTGCTGTCCTATTTTAGCACCAGCTATTTGACCTTCTTGTTGTAATCTAGCTTCTTGTAATTCTTTATTAGATGCAGCTTTAGTTGCATCAAGTAATAATCTGCCTTCATCTATATCCATTTTAGCTTTTGCTTGTGCTTCTTTAATTGCTACTTCTTTTTCTTTAGCTTGAATAAGTGGGTCTTTAAGTTGTTCTTGTACTCGTTGTTGTTCAGCTTCTGCTTGTGATGTACCTAATACTCGTTTAGCTGCTTCTGCTACAAGACTTGATATACGCTTCTGAACATCTGCTGGTATTGGCTCACCTTCTGGTGGTAGCTCAATACCCATCTCTCTTTCAACTTCTTTTCTATATTGCATTGATAAATGCTCATTAATGTAAGCTGAACCTGCAGCTAGTATTCCTGCAGCATTTGGACTCTGCCCTACAAGTTGTTGTATTTCAGGGTCTTGTTGTGCTGATGTAACCACTGCAATATGTGCTTCATGATCTTGATCTATAAATGCTTTAACTGGTTTACCAGTAATAATGTTTTGTACTGCAGTGACTGGATCAACTGGTTTAATATCATCTACATCTGGAATAATATCTTCTACATCTTCAATGCCTAATACATTAAGCATCTGTCTGTGTAATTCAGGTAAGTTATACATATCAGGAGATGACTGAGCCAATTGCATAGCAGCTTGATACTGCATAATTCTTTGAGCCATTGTTGCTGCATTAGGATCAGATACTGGTAGTACATCTACTCTGTTATCAAAATCTTCTGCTTTAATATCTTCGCCTTCATCTGTTTCATATGGATAAGCAGGGTCTGTAAAGTCTTTTACAATACCAACTAATATATCAAACTCTTTACGCATTGAAGCGTGAAGTCTAGATTGCACAGCACTCATAACTTTTTGATTTCTTTCTAGCAATGCTAGTGTAGTTCCAACAGGTGCTTGGTTATTCATATCAGATATTTTCATGTCTGACATACTGGCAAACCTTCTGCCTTCTTCTACTATATTTCCTAACAATGCAAATAATGTAGACGATGGTTCTTTGTATGGTAAGAATGTAATGTTGTCTCTAATAGCACCACCTGGTACATCAACATCTCTAAATTCTCCAGGCATGATAGGAGTATCATCTCCCTTGATCCTGAGTCCTCTAGCTTTTAAACCACCAGGTAAATTACTTAAAGTACCTGCATCGACTAATTGTCTTAGTATGGATGTAGCTGACTTGGCTAATCCTCCTACCATGTGTATTAAACCAAACCCATAGAAACCTAATCCTGGTAGGTATTGGTAATGTACAAAGTGCATTCTTCTTAGTTTTGCAGAGTCATCTTCGTAATAGTTTCTGCGTATGCTAAGAATAATGCCACTTGGATAATCGATGGTGACAACATAAGGTATAGCTATACCTGTTTCTTCTCCTGAACTGTCAGTATCTTCAAACCCTTCAAGGTCTAAATCTACCTGCATTTCTAGTATTGTATGGCTTTGATCGTAGTTGTAAGTGTCTGATTCACCAGTAATTTCATCATATTTCTTGGTAATATCAGAATTTTTCTGTGAACCATCAGGTATATCTATATCTCTGTAGAACCCATTAACCTGCATCTTTCTAACTGTGTTAGATGATTTACGCATAACATGGGTGGCTCTTTCACAAGTTTCTAAATCACTTGCTCCATAGTTCACTACAACATCTTCTGCTGGTACAAAGATAGAACTAGGTCTATCTAAGCTAGGATCAAAATAAACTTTTCTAAATGCAGAACCTGCCAAAGGCAAAGAAAACAACATCTTTTCTGTTTCAGTTCTATACTCTGACATTTCATATGTCAGTAGATAGTTTAAGTAATCTTCTACTCTCTGCGATTGTTTTTCTTTTTCTTCTGTAATCTTTCCTACTATCTTAGTTCTGACTGGTCCAGCAGCAGGAAACATTTCTGTAATTGATTGAGATTGGAAGCGTATAACAGCTTCACTAAGCATTGGGTGGAATACACCACAAGCTCCTGACCAAGGGGTAGTTCTTTCTTCTATCTTGAGTCCTAGTTGATCTAAGCCTTTAGTATAAGTTTCTTCCCATTCTGATCTTGAGTCTTTATCGCCATTGTAGTCACCTACAAGTTTAGAACCTAGTTCTTGCAAAATGCCATCATCTATATGTTCTGCTAGATTGGAATCAAATTCTACATCGCCTATATCTTTGGCATTAGGATCAAAATCAATGATCATTCCACCATCTTCAGTTTCGATGGCTAATGAGTCTGGGTTTTCTATAGCAATGGTAAGCTCTTCTTTTTGAGGTTCTTGCTCTATTGTTCCTTCTACAGGTGTAGCTGGTTTTCTTTCTATAGCCAATTAAATCTCCTAGTAATAGTTTGCGGTACGATTATGTTCCAAAGGCTCATCTTCTTCATCTGAGTGTAATGGAATAAAACCACCTTGTCTGAATCTTAACAGAGCTTGCGTAGTGCTATCAACTAAATCGTCATGTTCCATGTTAGGAAATCCAGCAAACTCTTCAACGACTTCTTCTGCCCATCTAGTTGCAGGAGCATAAACAACACCTGAAGCAAATAAATCAGAGACTGCATTAACTCTTGATATTTTATCATTACCTCGGCTAGGAGTATATTCTTGTACAGGTATACCCATAGCTCGTAATTCAAATATTAAGGGCATACCAGCAGCTTTAGCCTCTACAATAAAGGCATCTGGCTTGTATGCGTTGTATTTTTCAAATGCCATCTTCTTTAGATCAGGAAATTCTAGTCGTTCTTTATATGCATCTAGCATGATTACAAAGGGTGAAATAAGTCCTTCATCATCTTCTTTGTAGAAAACTCCCCATGTAGTACACGCAGAATAGTCAGCTCTTTGATTCTTCATAAAAGCTGTATCCCATGATTGAATAACAAATTCACATTCAGGAGGCTCTCTGCCTTCCCATACTTGCCACCAATCACGCTTAACTAAAGCTCCCTCCTCAGAGGTTGGGTCTTGTTGATATTGAGCCATCCACTTACTGTTGGGTAGCTCGGCTTTCAAAGCCTGTAACTCTTCCATCTTCCAGAACTCTGCCCATAAGGGGTTTCCAGAAGGCATAATGGCAGGAAGTTCTATGACTTCCCACTGGTCAGCACCGCCACGCTTTATACTAGCATCGACTACTTGACCTGTTAAATCTTTATTGTGCCATCTAGTCATGACCACAACGATAGAACCATTTGGTTGTAAACGCTGTCTTGGACCAGATGTGTACCATTCATAGGTACGATTGAATACATTGATGTCTGCAGAAGCTCCCTCTTGCTCGGAATGGGGATCGTCAATAATAAGTAGATCAGCACCTTTACCAGTAACCGCACCGCCTACACCAATCGCAAAGTAGTCTCCACCCTGATTGGTGTTCCATCTACCTGCTGCTTTTGAGTCTGACTGTAAGCTCACATTGGGGAATACAGCTTTGTAATCGGTACTATTGACTAAGTTTCTTACCTTTCTACCAAAACCCACAGCTAATTCAGCAGTATGGGCAGTCTGAATGATCTTCTTATCTGGGTATTTACCTAAAAACCATGCAGGTAATAGGTACGAAGCGAACTCACTCTTGGTATGTCGAGGTGGCATATTGATAATTAAACGCTTTAGATCACCTCTAGCGACTCTTTCAAAGGCTTCAGCCATAATTTCATGGTGTTTACCATGGATAAAGGCTGACCACATCTCCCTAACAAATGGCATAAAGTTGTTATGGCACTTTTCTCTACCTTTGGCTTTATCTAATTCTTCTAACAGGGAAAGAAGTTCTTGCTTCTGAATAGCAGATAGGTTCTTTACTTTACTTAGTACACTTTTATCCATACTTACTATCTAGTATATACCTAATAGGTAATGACTCTTAAATAAAAAAACTTAATAGGTACATATAGGTAGGCACTTAGTAAGTAGTCACTGGGTAGTAGGTATATATATCTACAGATTATACAATATTGCATGGCTTCACATAAAAATCAACCTTTAATTTTAAAAATATAGTATGGGGGGGTAGGATTCCTAGCCTTTCTACCTGA